ATATTCAAGAAATTGGTATCGGTTCCTATTTCGGATGGAGCGTCGATGGAAACCGACATTTCCAGTTGAAAGATTCAACTTGCGTCAAAAATTGTGACCAAATGTTCTGCATCTCCTGTCAAACCCCCTTCTCCTGGGCGAGCGGCAAGATCGTCACCTCGGGTCCCATCCACAATCCCCATTATTACGAGTGGATGAAGCGAACGGGCGGGGCGATGCCCCGCAATCCCATGGACGTCCCCTGCGGTGGATTTCCTGGAGGCTGGGAGATTGTTGGTATGCCCCGTGGAATGAAGAAAGATATCGCCCAGCTCTTCTATGAATTTCACCGTGTATGCATGGAGCTTCAAGACGTCTCCGCGCGGCAGTATCGCAGTCATATGGATCAGCAGGCCACCACTTCCATTCACATTAAGTTTCTTCTCAGCGACATTGATGAAAAGAAGTGGGGACAGCTGCTGGCTACCAATGAAAAGAAGCGGAAGCGAGACTCCGAACTGCAGGAAATCTTCGGAGCATTTCGCATGGTAGCGGTGGAGCTGATTAATCGAGTTCAAAATTATCGTACTGGAAACTTGCGGTTCACGGATCTTCCTGTACGAGAGGCAGAGGACTACATTACGAAACTGGATGTTGAGATTCGGGCATTAATTGACATGATCAATGATGCTCTTCGTACCGTCAGCATATCCTACCAGTATGCCGTTCCCTACATTGCGATTGCAACTACGGATCATTCTGCGCGATATTATCATGTCCGTGTTCAGCACTTTACGGCGGAACCAAAGAAGAAAGCCGAGACTATTCAAGACGAATAGTTATCGAATCGGTAAGTACATGGCAGAAACCTTGGCGGAATCCATTCAAACACGCGGTGAGGCCATCCTTCGTGCCTTATTTTTTTGGCAAAAAGATGAATATTATTTGGGGCGGGTTATCCGCATTTTTCATTATTTTATGGTCTATTCTGCCGTTGTGATCTACGTAATTCTCCATCTCTTCTATCCATCCTATTGGTATCTCCTTGCCTATTTCATTTGTTATTCCTTTGTCTTCTTTCACCATATTATATGTGGAGGCTGTTTAATAACGAAGATCGAACAACGATTGTTAAAGGATCGTAAATGTGTGACCGATCCTCTTCTGGAACTCTTTTGCATTGAAACAACGCCAGAGAGCTCCGACTCTATCTTTATTCTGTTAAGTGCATTTGTCATGTTTTTTTTAACCTGCGAGGTTATCGGTCGATCCATTCTTAAATTTACAGATTGGTTTTCCTAACGGATAGATAGTATGTCCTACGATCTCCTGATTGTGGGCGCCGGCATTGCAGGGTTACGGACGGGTCTACAAACACTTCGAGCTCATCCCCACCTTCGTTGCACCATCTTGGAAAAATACAAGTACGATGGGGGGCGTGTGGTCACCTATCACAAGGATCTGCCACAGATTGGACATGTCCATTGGGAGATCGGTGCAGGGCGCATCGCGCAGTCTCATACCAAGGTCATTGCCCTTCTCAAGAAATATGGGCTTCACTATGTCCCCATTGCACCAACGAGTGACTATGTGACAACACGGGATCCTACTGTGCATCGCCCCAATCCCTTCTCCGATCTTCATGACATCTATGTGGAGCCCTTGCGTTCCTTATCAAAAGAAGTATTACAGAGTCATACCCTCGGTCAACTATGGGAACAACTGCTCGGTGCAGAGAAAGCTCGTGCATTCTATATCATGTTTCCTTATCATTCAGAAATGCACACCCTTCGCGCTGACCACGGAATCTATATTTTTGACTATGAAATGCGATCGGAAGCTGGATTCGGAGTCTGCGCCGAGGGTCTCTCTTCATTGATTGACGCGATGGTCAAGGAATTTCTGTCTCTGGGAGGAAGCATTCAGCATGAACAAGAGGTGACCGAAGTAACATCCGATCATCCAATGCAGATTCGGACGCGCAGTGGATCATATTATGAAGCCACCACCTGCGTCATGGCACTCCATGTAGAAGCCATGCGTCACATCAACGGTGTGTCCACCCTTCCCATTCTAAAGAAGATTGTCATAACACCTCTCTTTCGCATGTACGCGGTGTTTCCCGTTCATAAGGGTAAATCCTGGTTTTCCGACATTCCAAAAACGGTGACCGATGACCGTGTCCGTCACATCATTCCTGTTGATCCATCTCGTGGAATCATTATGATCTCCTATACGGATGGGGACGATGCCCTCTACTGGATGCGCCAGCCTGATACCAAGGTTCCTGAACGGGTAATGTCACACATTCGTGCCCTTTTTCCTGATCAATCGATTCCTGATCCTACTTTTTTTAAATTGCATCCATGGAAAGAGGGGTGTTCGTATTGGAAACCAGGCAACTATGACATTTTCGAAGAAAGCAAGAAATCCATGCACCCCTTGAAAGAAATGCCTGGCTTATTTGTGTGCGGTGAGTCCTTTGCGGTATTACAGTGTTGGATGGAATGCGCCGTGGAACAAGCCGATCATATGATGGAACTCGATGCATTTCAAAAACGATTTAAATAAGTGCAGATAGGATCTAGTAGAAATGTGTGGCATTTGGTCACTCGTGAATCTGAAGAAGCAGAAACTTGATCTCGTTGCATTATTTAAGGATTTTTGCGAGTTGACCCATCGCGGACCCGATAACTCGTATTTTGAAACCTATCAAAATGTGCTCATTGGCTTTCATCGCCTCGCCATCATGGATGATACCTTTTCTTCCAATCAACCCTTTATTTTGGAGGACGAGCAGCGTACCATCGTCTTTACCTGCAATGGTGAAATCTACAACTTCAAAGATTTGATTGAACAGTATCATCTCCCTGCATCCAAGAATGATTGCATGGTCATTCCTGAGCTCTACATGAAGCTTCTTCAAACCAACCGTTCATACGAGTTTGCATCCATCGTTCGTAATTCTGTAAAGGGCGAATACGCCTTTGTCCTCTTTGAATTTGATCGGTTGAAGAACTTGAAGAAGGTGATTGCGTGTCGCGATGAGATTGGTGTTCGTCCCTTGTATGTGAATCAGAAGAACGATCTTCTGTTTTTCACTTCCGAGCTCAAGGGGGCGCTTTCCTATCCCGATTCCATGATCGAATTTCCTCCTGGAATCATGCAGGTCTACGTGATCAATGAACTCGGACTCGTTTCCTATCATCAACTGGGCTGTTCCTTGCTTCAAGATGTAAAGGTGGTAGATAAGCTGAATCATTTGGACGTCGTTCGTAAGGCCGTCATGAATTCTGTACGTCGCCGCTTGGCATCCGATAAACCCCTTGCATTTTTATTGTCAGGGGGAGTGGATTCGAGCCTGGTGGCGGCACTTAGTGCCAAGATGCTCGGCAAGCCCATTCGCACCTTTTGCTGTGGAATGAAGGAGGGTACCGATTTGAAGTATGCCCGCATGGTGGCTGAGCATATCGGCTCCAATCACACGGAGGTCTTCTTTACACAGGAAGAGGGTCTGCATGCAATTCAGGATGTCATTAAGACGGTGGAATCATGGGATACGACGACGATTCGCGCCTCGGTAGGACAATACTTGGTCTCGAAACACATCGGAACCAAGACGGATTGTAAAGTGGTTCTGGTAGGAGAGGGTCCTGACGAAGTCTGCTCGTCCTACTTGTTCAACTGGTATGCACCGAATGGTACCGAACTGGAGATCTCCGCGCGCGAATATGTGAAGAACATTCACTACTATGATGTGAAGCGCGCAGATCGCTGCATTGCGCGATGGGGTCTGGAAGGACGCGTACCCTTGTTGGATCCCGAGTTCATTCGAGCCTATTGGTCGATTCCTGCAGAGAAGCGAATGCCTACGTATAAGAATTCGGAGAAATGGTGGCTTCGCGAGGCCTTTGCCGACACGGGTATTCTTCCTGATGCCGTTCTATGGCGTAAGAAGGAGGCCTTTAGCGACGGCGTCTCGGGCGAAACATCATGGTACCAGATCATTCAGGAATGGGTGGAAGACAAGGTATCCGATGATGCATTTCAAAATGCGGCGACAACGTATCCCTATTGCACACCGCAGACAAAGGAGGCCTTTTACTATCGCCAGGTCTTCTGTGAAATCTTCGGTACCCATCGTCAACAGGTGATTCCAGGATACTGGCAACCCAAGTGGTCTGCGGATGGAAAAGAGGTCACAACGTACATTGACCCTTCGGCGCGTGTTCTCGATGTATATAAACTTAAATAAGTTTTCTTATTCTATGATAATATGGCAACCATCGAGGAAGAGTGGTTTGCCTTGGACATTGAGTCCAAACTAAATAAAAAAATAGATGCCCTACAAACTCTTGTTCATGAGCAAAGCCTATTAATTCATACGCTTTCTTCTGAAATCAAAACACTCAAAAATGAAATCCATATCCGGCCGTCCATTTGTCCTCAATTGTCGCAGAAGGATCGTGTGCAAGAATTATTGGAAGAACTTAAGATCATCAAACAGCGTGAGATTAATATCATGTTACGGGAAAAAATACCCATTCCGTTTTATTCCAGCCAGAGTTCACCCATTCCGACCCCTTTTAATTTTAAGAATGATCCGCCGAAGGACATTCCTCTATGATTTTTTGAAGAATGTATTCGTATTCTTCCTTTGTTTCAGGAATGTGATATCGAGTACACCATACATGAAGATGTTGATTGAAATCGTGATAATAATAACTACGATCTTCCGATCCAGATTGAATGTAACACCATTCCATGTCGCGAAGAATCATGATACGGCTGTGTTTTATAGGACAATAACGATGACAGAAGAAGCAAGTATCTGCCTTGCACCATGTTTTCGTATAGTATTGTGTACAGATCTTGCAGCGAAATGCAGTTTGGAGGCGTTCGATTTCTTTTTGCATCTGACATAAGATTCTCAGTCGAGATACCGTTCAAATTTATTCCATTTTTAACCTCTTCTGAACTTAGAAATGGAATTTGATCAACACTTTATTCTATCTATCTTTCATATTTTGCTTGTTGTCCCGTTTTTTCTCTACGTTGGATTGGTACGGGCGGCCACTCCTGATTGGGTCTACTTGGCGGTCTTTGCCATGGGCATCATCATCCTGCTCTATCATGGCTTCCGACTGGTGACACGCCTTCGATCTGGTTCGTCCTATGCCTGGGTGAATGCCATTCATGTGCTATTCGTTGCACCCTTATTGATCTACATTGGGTACCACAAGAAAGAGACACCTCGTACAGCCTATGAACTTTTATTGCTTCTTGGATTTGGAGCGGGTGGCTATCATGTCTTTTCCTTGGTGAAACTACTGGAAGCACATAAGGAATAATCTAAAAAATTGAATTATGGTAGGATGGATTCAACCTACATGTCGCACCATTATATGAATGATGAGTGCAATGAATGCAGCCACTACGCAAAATTAATTCAAAATGGCGATACATGGAAATGTGAGATTTGTTCGTTAACCGAACAGGCATTCCGTCTTTCCGACAAGCTAACAATGATCTGGGCACGCATGGAGCTGCCCTGTGGCCATCAAGTCCACATTCGCTGCTTTCGTAAATGGTGCAAACTGAATGGAATTGGCTGCGTACAGTGTGGTCTTATCGAACAAAAACCTACCAATCAATACTGTGTTGTTTGCGAAGCCTATGGTCATCCAACCTGTAAAAATAACGAATAGCCACTTATACCAGTTCCTTTATTTTTTCAAACGCGCCCTTCTTTCCAATGTCTAAACATTTCTTACAGTGATAATAAAAGCTACCACTGGAGGTAAATGTATCATCGCATTCGGTACAGCAAATGATTTTGGTCTCTTCATCGACCAACATGATTTCCTTCACTTCCTCCTGATAATGTAGTCGAAGACAATGAATGATACAATTTCCTTTGCTTAATGCTTCAAACTTGCAGTTTTCAAACGGGCACGCGAATGTGATCTTCTCCTCTTCCAATTGCTCAGGATGCTTGGATCGCACATGGAGCTCCAGTGTTTGCTTTTGAAGAAACCCTTTTTTGCACACTTTGCACACATGATCCAGTTCCTCTAGGTGTTTTTTCATGTGATAGTGCATTGAATTCTGACGCTTCTTGACAACATGGCAGTCAGGGCACACAAAGTGGCCATCTTCATTTTTGAAATAGGTTAGCATCTTGTCTTTTTTGGAAATCAGTTGAATTTCAATTTTTTGTTTCATTCCTATTTATGAATCGACGATTCAGTTTAGGTGCTATAAAAATAGGGACATTACGAAGACATATGCGTCATTTGTTCGATTAAATCGATTACTTCCTCGTCGGTTTCCTCTCCAATGTAATTGGCTTGATAGAACTGCCATAGATCTAGAATAAGTTTTAGTACACGCTGATACACGGTTACATTAAATACGGGTGATGTCGACCATTCCTCCAGTAATTCATATAGCATCTGCTGGATGTGTGTTGATGCTTCAACAATCATTGGGTTTTTGTTTTGGAATCGCTCCGCCATGCCCGTCCAATCGAGGTGGAAATATTCCTGGATCTTTTGAATCCGGTGTTGATACCAATCATCTGGCGGATCATAATTGTGGTAAAAGATCAGCTTGATTTCTTGATTAAGAACATGAAGCTGCTCAAGCTTACCGAGCGTATCCAGCCGCTCGATGGAAGCCTCTAGTGCGTCTTCGTCTTCCATGGTTGGCTTCTGATTGATCTAATTATTGATTCAATTTTTTTACGAAATCATTTATAAAAATATCAATTCTAGGTAGAACATGTCACATCTCAAAGCAACCGGCTCCAAAGCGGAAGTATGGCACGGAACCGCCAAGCACACATCCGGCGGCCTGCACAAGAAAGATCTCATGAAGCACCACGGTCGCATCATTTCGCGCAAGAAGCATGCGGCGGGCAAGAAGGCGATCAAGCACCTTTTCTCCATGGGCTACAAGCCAAAGAAGGGTACTTTCAAGCTGATGCGTAAGTCGATGGCCAAGTCTCGTCACTCGCGCAAGCGTGGCGGCGGTGATGGCATGCCTGATATGGCAAAGTTATTGGGCGCAAGTGATGGCTTTTTGTCAAAATAAATTACAAGATACATTCTATTTCATCCTTTTTGTAAAGAATGAAATATCATTTTTCTAATGATAGATTAGAAATGCCCTCTTCTTGCAAACGTCGTACGCGTAGATCCTACGGTGGTGGAAAGCACACCTTAAAAAACGAGATGAAGTTTTTGACCACTCTCCAAGCTCAGGCGGCGCGAAACAATGCCGCACATGCTAATCAATCAGGCCGATCAACCCGTTTGACCTTTCCTGTGCGCACCAAGCTGAATGAGAAGATTAAGGGTATACAATCACGTGTGAATAAACTTCGTAATGCATCACTAGAGGCTTCAAAGGCGGCTACCACGATAGAGGCCGCGACGAATCAAGCCGCGGTTCAAGCCAATATGATTGCGAATGCACCTTATAATGCAACATTCAACATGGTTCCCAAGAGAAATTCAGGTTCTACCTCTTCGAATCTAAGTGGATTTAACAATAGCTTATTTCAATCACAGCCACAAACGACCAATGAAGTAATGAATAACCCTGTTATAAACAACCCTGGCATAATGAATAACCCTGGCATGAACAGCCCTGTCATAATGAATAACCCTGGCATGAACAGCCCTGTCATAATGAATAACCCTGGCATGAACAGCCCTGTCATAATGAATAACCCTGGCATGAACA